ATACGCAACAAAGACATGGCTCGTTGGATTCGCTCTGCCTTCATCCCGAGGGAGGGCAGGGAATTGGTAGAGGTAGACTATGCTCAGATTGAGGTAAGAGCGGCTTGCTTTTACCACCATGATGCCACGATGCTGCAGTACATCAAAGACGATTACGATATGCACAAGGACATGGCAGTTGAGATTTACAAGTGCCGTCCTGATGAGGTTTCCAAGGATATGCGGTACACCGCTAAAAACGGGTTTGTGTTCCCCTCATTCTACGGGGACTATTACCTGTCGATTGCTGAGAATATCTGGGGGATGATCGGCAGCGGGAACATTAAGACCACGGCTGGGGGTTCGGTGAAAAGCCTGCTCAGAGAAAACGGGATCAAAAATCTGACGGATTTTCAGAACCACATGCAGAAAGTGGAAGACGGCTTCTGGAATCGAAGATTTCCGGTCTATAAACAATGGAAGGACGATTGGTGGCAAAGCTATTTGGAGAACGGGTTTGCGATGTCGATCAATGGTTTCGTGTTCTCTGGAGTGTACAAACGCAACGAGATCATCAATTATCCGGTGCAATGTGTTGCGTTTCACTGCCTGCTCTGGAGCTTGATCCGGATGGTGTGGTGGTTGAAGAAGAACAAGTTCCAAACCCTTGTGATTGGCCAGGTCCACGATTCCATGCTGCTTGATGTAGACAAGGAGGAAAAGCCTGTGGTGATGCAGAAAATCAAACAGGTGATGACAGAGGAGATCAGGGAGCATTGGACATGGATCAATACCCCCTTGGCAGTGGAGGCGGAGGCGTCAGACAAGAACTGGTTCGAGAAGGAGGCGATTGAAATATGAAAGCATGGGAGCTGCTGGACGAGCAGGGGAAGTGGACCAAGCGGGCATTTGCTCGCACGAGGACGGGGAAGAACATCCAGCCAGAGGATGCGAGGGCCTGTTGTTGGGATGTCATTGGGGCGGTGAGGAAATGCTACCCGGCGGATCAATGGTCCCTGCAGATCAAGAAACTGAGGAAAACGCTATTCGACCTCAAGGGACACGATCAGGTCTACTGGTTCAATGACTGCTCGGCGAACTATGAGGACGTAGCCACTTTACTGAAGGAAGCAGACGTATGAGCGAAATGGAACTTTACAAGAAATATCGACCCGCCTCATTCAAGGACATGGTAGGGCAGGAATCTGCCGTCAAGACCTTGATGGAACTAGGCAAGAAGAAAGCCATCCCCCACGCCCTTTTGTTCACCGGGGGACCAGGGACCGGCAAGACCACCACGGCCCGTATCCTAAGGGAGAAACTGGGTTGCTCGGATAATGATTTCTACGAGTACAACTCCGCTAACTTTCGAGGGATCGACACCATCAGAGAGATCACCATGCGGGCTGGTCTGGCCCCTATGGGAGGGAGGTGCAAGATATACCTCACGGATGAGGTCCACCAACTTACGCCCCAGGCCCAAGAGGCAATGCTGAAGCTGCTGGAGGACACGCCGGCCCATGTGTACTTCATTCTCTGCACCACGGACCCGCAGAAGCTCAAGAAGGCCCTCAGGAGTCGCTGTACGGAGATTTCCTTCAAGCAGTTAGGTAGGAAAGATGCGGAGAAGCTTCTCAAAAAGGTGAGCCAAGAAGAGGGCATAGAGCTGACGGATGCGGTTATTGAGCGGATCGTCGATCAGGGGGAAGGCTCTCCCCGCAATCTGTTGGTCCTGCTAGACAAGATCAGGGGGTCGGAGGGGGAGGAGAACCAGCTTAATCGACTAGAGGCAGCGGAATTAGATGGAAGCGAGGAAGCTTACGAGCTGGCCAAGCTGTTGATGAACACGAACAATTTTGGGGAAATCGCTGCTCTTTTGCAGAAATTGAAGGAAGATCCGGAATCAACCCGCTATACTGTCTTGGGGTTTGCAAGAGGGGCCTTGTTGAAGACCTCTAGGAAGAACCGGGCTTATGCGATCATCCAGGCGTTTAGGGACAATTTCTACGACAGCAAGGCCGCTGGTCTGGCTGCTGCCTGCTACGAAGCCTTGTCTGAGTGAGGAGAATCAATGGGTGAAAGCTTTCTTGACATCGACCTGCTCAAGCTAGAGGAGGAATGGCAGGGACAGCCCAGCCTCTACAAGGAGCACGCCGACAACCTGGCTGACGCTGAGCGGGAACTAGGGATGGCGGAGGACAACCTGGAGTGGATCAAGGCGGATCTTCTTCAAAAAATCTCAGCCGACCCGTCTGAATACGGCTTAGCAAAGACTACAGTGGATATGCTGAACGCAGCGGTGATCCATCAGAAAGTCTACAGGGAGGCTAGGGAGAAGGTCCTGAACCTGAAACACGACGTCGCGGTACTGAAAGCCACGGTAAGGGCTCTGGATCATCGTAAGACCTCCTTGGAGAACGAAACCAAGCTATTCATCGGGGGCTACTGGTCAGTGCCTTGGGTGTCTGATCCGGAGATCAAGGAGATGGTAGCTGAGGAAAGCAAAAAAGCGGATAGAGTAAAAGCAAAACGAAAACCAGAAAGGAATAGCCAGAATGGCAACTAGACGACAGAAAGAACGCCGCAAGGTATCTGCCCGTAAGGTGGCGGAAAACAAGAAATCAGGCTTCGTCTCCACCCTCTATCGTGTGCCGGAAGGGATGCAGCTCTTCAATCTTACTCAGAACGAGTGTATCAAGCGGATGGATATCCTGGATTATGTGACAGGCGATCTTAATCCGGCGTCAGATGAGCCTGGGATGCTGCATTACGAGCTTTCCTACACATGCCATCGCGGCCTGGGAGCTGATGAGAAGGGGATGTACGTCTGTCCAAAGGTCGCCAAGAAGAAGTGCCCGGTTTGTGAATACCGGTCCCAATTGCTCAAGGAAGGTAAGCCATGGGATGACGATGTGGTGAAAGCCCTGCGTCCCAAGGATCGGCAGCTTTTCCTGCTCTATGATCTGGATGATCTGGACAAAGGCTTGCAGCTCTGGGATTTCTCATATCATCTGTTTGGCAAGATGCTCAATGACCGTATCAAGGCATCGGATGAGGATGAAGGTTATGAGTTCTTTTCCTCCCACGATGAATCCGGACTCACATTAAAGATTGCCTTTGACGAGAAATCCCTAGGAGGCAATAAGTTCGCGGAGGCATCATCCATCGACTTCAAGCCTCGCAAGTCAGCCTATCCGGAAGACTTGATTGACAAGATGCCCTGTCTGGACGATCTGCTGATCATCGAGTCCTACGACAAGCTTCACGCGATCTTGTTCGAGGGGGAAGTTGATGAGGCAGAAGAAAACGACACCGTAGACCTCACGGAGGAGTTGGACGATGATCTAGAGGACGAGATCGCTGAGGAGGAAGAGGAAGACGAGCCTCCGAAGAAGACCAAGGAGAAGGTCAAGGTCGCGGTGGACGAAGACGACGAAGACGAACCCGATTGGGATGAGGATAGCTGGGATGATTGATTGGACTAAGCCCATAAGGTTCGTAAATAATATGATTCCTTGTAAGCTGTTGCATGTCTTAGCCGGACATGAACCAAATAAATTTAGGAATGTCATTCTTTTTTGTGAAGATGGGAAAGAATTTATACAATTTGAACCAGATGATTCAACGGAAATAGAAAACGTCCCTGAGAAGCGTGAGTATTGGATAAATGTTTATAGAGATAAGGCAGGAAAAGCTGTGCCGGGACAATGTGTCTTTTTTACAGAACACGAAGCAAAAGAGGGTGTTTTAATGAGCAAAATACCGAGATGCTTAGCAACCATCAAAATCTGGGAAGAAGAAATCTGAGGAACAGTAAGAATGACTAAGGCTAAGGTGGCTGAGGCCAAGCAGGCGTTGATGGAGCGAGGAATCAAGCAAGAGTACAAGGAGGAGGACTATCTCCACACAGGGTCTACAATGCTAAACCTTGCTCTCACAGGAAAAGCGGATCAAGGATTCCTGAAGGGTAAATTTTACTTTGTGATCGGAGATAGCTCAGCAGGGAAGACGTTTTTCAGCTTGACCTGCTTGGCTGAGGCCGCTATTAACCCGTCATTCGATAACTACCGTTTCGTGTTTGATGACGTCGAGGGAGGGGCCTTGATGGACTTCGAGAAGTTCTTTGGCCCCAAGGCTGCTGCTAGGCTGGAACCCCCGGAAATGGACTCCGATGGGGTTCCGGTCTACAGCGACCACATTGAGGATTTTTACTGCCACCTGGACGATACCCTGAAGGGTGATAGCCCCTGCATCTACCTGCTGGACTCCATGGACGGACTGAGCAGCAACTACGAGGAGAAGAAGTTCTTGGAGAAGAAGGACGCCAGGGAGAAGGGCAAGACCGCCAAGGGAGACTACGGAGACGGGAAGGCAAAAGTTAACAGCTCCTACATCCGCTCCTGCATGGCGGATCTGAGGGATACGAAATCAATTCTGATTGTGGTGAACCAGACCCGAGACAACATCAACGCGGGACTGTTTGAAAGCAAGAAAACCCGCTCAGGGGGCCGTGCCCTGACGTTCTATGCGACGGCGGAGCTGTGGCTGAGCATCAAGCGGACGCTCAAGAAGAACGTGCTGGGGAAGGACAGGGTGCTTGGTGTGGAGGTAGAGATCCATGTCAAGAAAAATCGCATTTCAGGCAAAGATCGGAAGGTCCTGGTGCCGATCTACTATTCCACCGGGATAGATGACATCGGAAGCTGCGTGAACTTCCTGGTCACGGAGGGCTTCTGGAAGAAATCAGGACAGACCGTGAAGGCCCCTGAGTTCGACATGGATGCAACGAAGGACAAGCTGATTTCCCATATTGAGGAGAACAATTTGGAAGACAAGCTCAAGGAAGTCACCGCCGCTGCTTGGAACACGATTGAAGAGAAGTGTGTGGTTCAAAGGAAGTCTAAGTATTCGTAACCTGAAAGGAATCTTCGGAAATGCTAGTTCTCAGTCGCCACAACGGACAGTCCATCATCATCGGGGATAACATCAAGATCACGATTATTGAGTCGAACTATGGCCGCTGTCGTGTAGGCATAGAGGCCCCTAAGGAGGTGACGGTGGATCGTGAAGAGGTGTTTGAGCGGAAGAAAGCGGAGGAGGAGGAGAAATGAGCATTGATTGGGATAAGCCGATCAGGAAAGCGTGTTCAAAATTCCCGTGTAGATTGATTTATACGCTTTCTGGAAAAGAGCCGGGGCAGGATAGGAATGTGATTGTTGTGCAATGCAGCAGTGGTCGTGAATATGTCGAAGTTTATCCCGATGACACAGACTGCGTAGAAAACGTCCCTGAGAAACGGGAATATTGGATGAACCTTTACCGTTATAAGGACGAGATTTATTCTGGAGGTACGCTTTTCTCCTCTGAAAACGAAGCAATTAATGGATCAGGAAAACACCTATTGTCTTCTATCAAAGTCTGGGAGGAAGAAGTCTAGGATGCCCAGCCAGAGCCTCACGAACAAGCACTTCAAAGATTTACTCTCCCTCAAGCAGGCTTTGAAGAACTACGCCAGGAAAATCTCCTGCAAGCCGGACAGCAGCACCCTCATGATCGCCAAGAACGATCCGATCTACAACGCGATCTGCGATCTTGAGGGGAACTACGAGCGAGGCAGGCTGCCTGACACCGCAAGGGCTATCTGGCTGGCCATCCAGGAGAACGCGGGACTGCTCTCCACTGAGGACATGCAGACTTACT